CATAAAAACACGGGCCTTAACTTTTGTAGTGGCCAAGAGCTCATTGGTCTTCATTGAGCACTTGAAGAGTGGTCGACAAGACATTCCACTCTTATACCGAACAAGCATCTCTTGCATCTCCTCAATCACATTTACACCACCATAGTCAACAAGTTGACGTGGTGTCAATGGAATATTAGGATCAAGAGGATCTCGTTCTAGGAAATTCTTTTTCTTACCTCGGAAAGGAAATCCGACCGACGTCGAATTATCAATCCCTCCCATAGACCTTTCTGCAAGACCATCCAGACTTTCTTGAAGAGTCAAAACACGTCCCAATTCCTTTTTCCGGGTAGAGGGAATATGTTGAATCAAAGAAATTATTGGTTTCTTGTAGTCATCTGCAGCAAATTCCAATTCATCAAGAGAGAACTCTTGGTTTGGGGACGTCAATTTTGTCAACGCCTTCCTTTTATGAAAATCGGAATTGATTTGCTGTGGAGGTCCAAATTGTGGAGGACCAAATTCGGCTACAATAGCATCTTTATAAGGATGCTTCATATACGGATTCTTAAAAGTCGCACTAGCTCCAACTAGGGAGCCTTCAGTGAGACAATTATGGTCTTCCAAGGGTTTGTCATGGACTTCATCGCCAATTTCAAGATTGACAAAACCAGCATCTTTCTGCAAAGAGTTAGATCCTAGTTGTAAATCACCTTGATTTACCGGCAAAAAGCCCTTAAAAGATGCCAGCGCACGACTAACATCTTGTTGTGTCAATGTATCACATAGTCCAACCTTACCGTTACCAGCAACATGGAAACCATAAATTACGGCCTTAGAAAAATCAATGATCAAAGAACCACACATACCATCAAAAGTGCCCTGAGGGGCATTATATTTATATGGTTTATGTAGTGTGACCAAATCAGTCTTCACAGTACTGGAGAACATACTCCAACCAGGTTCCATCCGAGTGGCGGACACATAGCGAACCTTATCTTCCATTCGCATAGAGACAAG